AGAATCTTTTTAAACATTCTAAGAGGATTAGTTACTCTTGTAAGTTCTCTTGTTTCTGTATCAAAAATATGAAACCCTTTAGGATCTTTATAATCTGACCAAGTCATTTCATATTGTGAGCCAAGATAATAGATACGACCATCATCTGATTTTTTATGAAAATGTCCTGACATAACTTTTTCAAAACGTTTAAATTGTGTAGGTTCTAAACCATGTTCGTTAAATAAACCCTTTTGCATTTCAAACCCTTTTACTTCTAAATGACCAAAACAAATATCTGCTGTTGAATTATCTATCGCATAAATTGAGTCTTCATAATTATCATCACATATCCATGGTAAAAATAACATACGACAACCACCTATCTCTACTTCTTTAGGACCTGTGTAGATAAATGGTTCGTTTACACCATCAAATGTTGTACATAATTCTTCTACTGAATTTACTTTGTTTGTATTTTTAAAATAAGTATCGTGGTTACCGATTATGATATGTGTATCAATCTTCATCTTCCATAATCTTTTCCAAAACTTTTCTCTAAAAACACTAGAAGTTTGAAAGTTGATAAACTTTCTTCTATCAGTTACATCACCTAAATGTATTAAGTTTGTAATATTGTTTTCTTTTAAGTATGGAAAAAATACTTCATCATAAAATTTAATTTGATAATCTCTAAAGGCTGGACTATCATTTCTCACACCGAAGTGTGTATCATTCAATAAGGCTATTTTCATAATTATATAAAGAATTTAGAAGACTTAACAGTTTTTTTCTTTCTTGGTTTCTTTTCTTTTTTAGGCTGTTCTTCAATTTTTAAATTTTTTTGTAAAAACTCTTTAAACTGATTAGTATATTCGCCTTGATTATCATGTGGTTGTAAAGCAAAATCATCTAAGTTATTATCCATAATAAGTTTATGTTTAATAGTAACTTGTTTCTTTTCTTTTTGTATTCTTCTTACAAAAGCATAGAATATAATTTGTGTAAAATAAGCAAATGGATTCTTAGATTTTACAGGATCAAAATTATCTAGGTATTGTAAACAGTTTTCTATACCATCAGAAATCATGTCGTCTCTAAATGTATAATTGATAAAATTTGGTCTATATGATAAGTGATTCGCTATTTTTAGAAAACAACTGCCCAAGTAATTAGTCACTGGTGGCTTTTCTTTCTTTTCTCTTTTTGCTTTATTTACACTTTTTTTATAGCCTTTCATTGCTTCTAAAAATTCTTTGTTATCAACATAATGGGGTTTTAATTTTTTTGTTGTCATAGTATTAATATAACACCTTTCACTTTAATTGTCAATGTTATGGCGTGTTAAACCAACATTGACTTTTTATAAATTTTATGTATAATGGGCGTGTAGCCGTTTATAAAGTATTGCTTGGAGCTAATGGATCGTTTTAGGGTCGTCTTTAAATTCATCAAATAAATCATTAATATCCTCATTTTCTTCATCACTAAATTGTTCTCTTTGATATTTTCTATTATCACGTTGTGGTATTTTTACACTTTCATAAGTAGTTGCCACCGTAGTGTAACTCTTCTTCATTTCTTCACTAGCATTTACAATGGTCATAATTTTATCTTTAGGAATAGTAACTATTGTATCGGGAGTATAGGCTGCCCATTTAATAAGTGCCACATAGTCTTTAAATCCCCCAGGTGTTAATTGAGGAACATACTTGACTTGTAATGGTTTTGATAATCTTATTAAAGGTGACTTATCAGGTAACTGATTGCTAGGTAATACACATACAATATCATCACCATTAATTAGTTTGATTATTTTTATACCGAGTAAATTTTCAGACTTTTGAGGCATTTTTTAACTCTATGTTATGTATCTCATAATTAAATTGTTCTCCACTGTATATATTTATCCTTTCTCTAAAATGAGCAAGTGTATAGTTTTCCTTGTCATTGTAAGATAAATCGTCTGATATGTCGTATAATGTAGCGTCTAAATTGTTGTCTTTTAATCTTAACCCTCTACCGATACTTTGTAAAATTCTTATAGGACTTTTACTAGGGCTACTAAAAACAATATTGTGTAGATTACGGATATTGATACCAGTGCTAAAGGTGCCGTAACTAGCGATAATAATTGCGTTATCCGACTTCTCTGTAATGGCTCTAACTTGTTCTCGTTCATGTGCTTCTACTCCTCCATAGATGAAAAATATTTTACGGTCTCCTGCTTTTTCTTCGATTAACTTCTTTAGGATTTCGCCGTGTTTTTCAACATATTGAAATAGACAAAGTGAGTTGCCTCTTAATGATAAGCACAAATTCCGTATGTATTTATTCCTAGCAGAATTTGAAACAAGATAATCCATTTCTTCTTGGTATGTTTTGTCTTTTAAAAATTCTCTAGCAGTCTTATCATGTTGTAATATTAGACACATAATTTTTAGGTCAGCTAATTGTTTCTTTTCTTGTAGTTCACTTGTAGATACAACTTTGTTTACAGTACCAAATAAACCTTCTAATACTAGTTTGTGTGTCTTAGTACCATCTAAAGTACCTGTCAAACCTACTCTGTATTTACATGTCTCCAATTTAGTCATTATTTTAGATAGACTAACTGCCTTAAATAAGTGTGCTTCGTCTCCTATTATCATGCCAAACTGTTTAAACCATACTTTTGGCAACTTATAGATAGACTGCCAAGTAGATATTATTACTCTTTTGTTTGTGTCTTTTTCGTGTCCTTGATATATTCTATGTACATTTCTTTCACTATTATAACCATAATCTTTGAAGTCTTTAAACAACTGTTCAACTAAAGATGTTGTAGGTACTATAATTAAAATCTTATCTTGTTTAGTATCTTTTAGTCTCAATAGATTAAATATCAACATAAGATATATGATAAGTGATTTGCCTGAAGCAGTAGGCGAGACTAGTAAACAACGATTTTTTTCAATTGAGTGTTTAAATGCTTCTCTTTGATAATCTCTAACTTCGTGTGGTAACTTAAGCGCTTTAATAAGATTGTCTAATTTACTTTCGTCTATATCAGTGTCTTTTATTTTTGTACCATCAACTATTTGTACTTTATTTTCGTTACACCAATTTACTACATAAGGATATAAACCTGTGTATATTTGACCTGTCGCATATGAAAACAATCTAATTTTGCCGTCCCATACTCTGTTTCTAAACTGTGGCATAAATTTAAAACCAGGTACTTCAAATGTAAAGTATTCACCTAACTCTCTTCTAATATCAGCGTCTGCTTCTATTTTGAGATAGACTTCGTTTTTCTTATCTATTATTAAATATCTAGTTGTCGTCATTTATTAGAACATTATGGTTTTTAAAATAACCAGGCATACCTAGTCCAGGTCTGCCATCAAAGTGTGATATACCCTCTGACTTTAATCTGTTGTAGTGTAAAAATAATTGAGCATGATTTACACCTTTAAACTTCTCTCTCCAATGTTCTAAATCACAACCTTTATAGATTAACATATCACCTGGTTTCATTTTTACAGGCATTTCTTTACCAGATTTCATCTTAACCCATATTGGCCAGCTATAATCTGGATAAACATTTTCATCTACGTTTGATACATCATACCCTAAACATATTGTTGTAGAAAACTCACATGATGGTCTATCTTTATGTCTAGTTAATTCTTGGTTGTTAAAGTATAATCTATAATAAGAATATGTGGGTTGTAATTTAGTTGATGTTATTTCTGATATTCTTCCATGACTTAAATCGCATAAACTATCCATAACAGGATCACCATACATTGAAAAGGCTCCTGTAACTTGTTCATCATTAAAAGTACCAAACATTTTATTATTAGTTATTACATCTAATTTTTCATCTTTTCTTTCTAAAATTAGGGCTTGTCTTTGTGCCATAATTTTTACATGATGATATAATAACATTACTGTTTCAGATTGTAAAAAATTATTTATTACAACAAAACCTTCTTTCTTAAAGTGTTCTTTCATATTCATCATCGCCATGGTCTTCCTAAGAACCATGCTACTAAAGAGTATCTAGTTCCTTTTGTAACTTTTTGTACAGAGTGTTTTTGAAATGACGGAAATACAATCATTGATCCTGCTTTTCTTATTTCATCTACTTTATGAAACTGATCTGTTCTTTGTTGACCCATATCAAACATTAAATCGCCACCATCATATTCTGTTCCTTCATTTAAATTTATAGTACAACTAATTTTTCTAATTTTACCTACATAATTTTCTGAAAAAACATATGAATGTTTTTCTTTCTTATCAAATTTAGTTATTCCTGGAACATTTAATTTGTACTTCATATTGTGACATGAACCACCGTCTGTATGCCAACCATAAAATTGTCCTTCTTTATAAACTGTAAATTGAGGTGCCTCGCAAAAATCAATATCCCAATGCCAACCTGTATCTGAGTTTGCTCTTTTGATTAACGGCCAAAGTATATCGTAAATAGATTGATCATCTAAAAAAGCAATTTTACTATCTCTAACATAAGTTTTACTTTGAGCAGCCTCTGTGCCATGTTCTTTTTCTATTTGTTGTATTGTTTTATTACCTAACTCTACATCAAATCCTTCACTGCCTTTGTAATTATCACTATAAGTTACGCCATCATTTGACTCACCTTTACGTCTATTTTCTTCCATTTTATTCAGACCCATAGCAATAATATCTGAACACTTTTGTTTTGTAAGAGCATTTTGATACCAAAAATATTCATACTTTAGATTCATTAAATAGCACCACTAGTAAACTTACGCCAATCAATAGCGTTTTTAATCGTAAATGTTCTATTTGATATTTGTCTAATTGTTCTATCTAAAAAATCAACTGTTGTATCTAAGTAATCTACTTTTTGTTTTGCTTTTTGTAATTCTGAATCTGACTCTAAGTATTTGTCAATATCTGTTTTTAATATTTTCAAATCAAAAGGTTTTTCAGCGTAAACTTCAGCAGATGATTTGCCTGTATAATATTCCCATTTTTCTCTTTTCATTGTATAGTAATCACCTTGAGCACGACTTAATAACAACTTAAACTTTGTTAAGTGTTTCATATATTGATTGTGTAATTGAGGTGTTTTTAATGATTCTAAATCAAGTTCAGTATCATTTATCTTTAGGTCTTTTTCAACCAAGTCTTGTAATTGTTCTAAATCCATAATAACTCCATAATATATATTATACTACAAAAACTTTAAAAAGTAAAGTCTAAGATGTAGTAATAGTTGTACTTGATGACCCTACTGTAGCAAAGTCATAAATTTGATATTGAAACTCAACAGTTGCTGTTAAGTAATTAACGTCCGTAGGTTGTTGTGTAAATTGTACACCAGATAATCCTGTAGGATATACGTCTCTAAATCTTACTTCTAAATTAGCATTGTTTTTACTAGACAGTGTTGTAAGTGTAGCGTCTGAATAAGTACCACCAACATTTTGAGCACCGTATTTTACTTTACCTGGTTCTGTATTAACTGCTGTTGTACCACTAGGAAATCTATCATCACCAGAAGCAGCTAAATTTCTAAATTCAGCATTGTCTCTAGGAAATCCTAACCCTACTAACCAACCATGTATCTCTTGGTAGTTTTCATAATTTTCATCTATCATAAAAGTTAATGTTAACGGACTATATGTTAGATCATTACCTGGTATAGGTATTTGTTTAAACTTTGTGTCCTGAGTTAATGCGTTTAGTGATATAGCAGGTATGTTTATTTCAGTACAAAAATATTCTACTTTAGGTAGTTTTAAAATACTAAATTTAAACTGCGTTGGAGACGCATAGTCTAATTTTGTTGGTTGTCTTAAATAACTATTAGTTGTTGTCATACATATATTTATAATACCTTTGGAGACTGTCCTATATTAAAAGATACGATAATTCTATCATTATCAGATTTACTAGGCGAAACATCATGTATCAACCAACCAGGGAAAATCAAACATCTACCTGTGACTGGCGCAAATTCCATTCTAGTATAATTGATATTATGTAACTCTTTACCCTTAGTATAATGATGTGTTGTATGTGCTTGTAATCTAGGATCATATAAATTTAAATTACCACTATCTTTGTCAGCTTTTACATAATAGACACCTGACCATAAAGCATTTGTATGGCTATGTGATGAGTTATAATCATGTTTATTATTAATGATAGACCACATATTAGATATTTTTAAATAGTATTTGTTTGTATCATAATTTAGATTATTGCCTAACGCATTAACACATTCTAATATTGCGTTATGTACATTTCTAAACTCAGGTTTATAGTTTAAGTCGTCTGTACTATGCCAACCACCTTCGTTTGATCTTTTGACATTATCTGTTTGTATATTTTTTAGATTGTAGATTTTAGGTAAAATATCTTTATTAATATTTTCAAAATTTTTAAGATATGTTTCTGCTACTTTAGTAGGAAAGTAATCATATAAGTACATTTCACCAG